GCAAATGACACGGTACCAATTTGGTTTATTGTATTTATACCTAAATTACTTCCCAAACCACCACCAATTCTATATTGAACAAATAATGTTGTATTTACGGGTAAAGCAGCCCCTAAAGCTAAGTTATTTGTATATCTACTTAAATCAAATCCTTTTCCGTCACGAGCAAACTCTCTAAGTTGAGCTTCAGCAGAAATATTACCACCACCATAAGTCATTTTACAGAATCCTTCAGGGGTATACTCACTAATAAATTTTTGCGATGTTGAGATATATCTACCAACTTTAATACCAGGTTGATCCGAAACTTTAGTCGGGTCTTCAATGAATACCCTATCCTGAACTAAGGCGTCTACCTCAAACCATCTATCAGGACCTACCGTAATAAAATCTTGCGGTTGTGGAATTGTTGAGTATTGTGTCCCACTTTTTAACAATACACTTGTTATTCCTAAAACATTTTTTTCAGGTAAGAACAATTCCATATAAGGTCTATTATCATTAGGTGTAATTACTCTCTTATATACCTTTGTGATACCATTAACAACAACTTCTCTTTTTGTTATTGTATAGTTAATTAATTTACCACTAGAATCAAAATTTGGAACCTTAACCCTATTTGGTGCCCCATCACCATTTATTGGTGATGCAAAATCAATGTCGTAAACCGTTTCAAATGGTTGTCCAGCACCACTAACTTGTGACCCCCTTCTTAAAACCCCACAATATCTTAAATCTTCTCTATCACCAAAGGCCGGAACCGTAATTGAGAAATCAATTAAAGCAACAGATGGTCTTTGTCCTGGAACTTTTAAACCATACGTTCTTGCTATATTATAAACCGAAGATTTTTGTTGAGCGTATTGTAATACAGTTTCTTGTATACTTCTATCTATTTGAAAGTTTAGATTATCTGTAACAGCGGCGTTCATATCCAACATAACCGAGAATATACCCGCATCGTTAAAGTTTTGAACTAAATCGGGGTAATAAGTTTTTGTAAAATTAATTAACTCCGTCCTTACACCTTGAAAATCCCTTACGGTATAAGATATTTGTTTTTCTGCCATATAATATTAAATATTGATTATTATGAAATCACTTGATTCAAATGCCGAATCTGTAATTTTATAATCTATTTTTATTTTTGCGGTGTGCTCTAATTGACTAATGTTAGTCACCCTAAATTCCCTTTCTCCGTATTTATTTACAGTATTACCTTTATCTTCCAAACCCGCAGATCCAGGTTCTACCGTTATTGTGGTTACTTGTAGATTTGGCATATATTTACCAATAGAGTCTCTAATTTCAGATTCTATATCAGAAAATGTTGGCCCGTCTAATGGTTCAAAAATATATTCATATAATCTACTACCAAAATCAGGTAAAAAATATCTTGATCCTTTTCTTGTTAATAATAAATGAACCAAGTTACTTCGTATCTCAGCTTCAGTTGTGTTATTAACATCTAAATACCTACCATCAAATGAATCAACAAAAGGAAAATTTATACCATATGTAATACCATTATTTGCCATATCCTATAAATATAGTGTTGTATTTTTTTAAGTAAAAATTATAGAAATAAAAAAACCCTCCTTTGTGGGGAGGGTTAATAATATTTTTCTTTTTTTTAGTATCTTCTATTTCGTCTATAATAACTTTCATTAGTGTTAGATTTATCTTTAGCCAATAGTTTTGCTAATCCCATTAATAAAGCGGTAACCCCCCAACTAATTGCAAATCCCGCAATCATAGGTGCTCCAACAGTTCCAGCTAAAAGACCGCCAATTACTATTGCTGCCGGAACTCCACCCCAAGCCGCAATATTTGCTTCTCCTATTCCGTGTAGAATATTGGCAACTTTTTCTTTTGGATCCATATTCTCATCACCTTCACTCATTTCACCACCAATATTATCAGCTACATTTTGAACTGCGGCATGAGCTTCTTTTGGTGAAGTATATGCGTTGATACCCAAATCATTTAAAGACGATTCAAGTTTTCTTTTTTCGTCATCGCTTAGATTAGAATAGATATCTTCAATTTTCATTTCAACTTTAGGTTTGTTAAGAATTGACTCAACATTACCAGCAATTTCATCTTGTTCTTCTTCTTCTTTAATAACCCGTCTAACAAGTCTAGATAAATCTCTTTCTGTTAATCTTACAATTTTTCCCATAATTTTTTAATTTCTTCTTCTTTTATTATATCTTTCGGATAATTGTTCATCTCCCATTCCACCGTCTTCATTATTACTTCTATTTTTGTATCCTGCAGATTGATTGCTAACACCTAATTGATTTCTTTCTATTCGAATAGCATATTCTAAAGCCTGAAGATCTTTTTCAATATCGTCGTTATTTCTAGATCCCAAACCACCACCGTTTGATTCTAAAAATTCACTAACAGTGTCCATTGCACTTTTAGTTGAGGAGTTACCTCCCATTTCAGATTGGTCATCCATTTCATGGATTGCTCGTCTAACTAATCTTGATAAATCTCTTTCTGTTAATCTTATTGTTCTTCTCATAATTTTTTAATTTACATATAAATATACCATTAAAAAAAAAAATCACTAATTTCTTAGTGATTCTTGTATATTTTTACTTCCTTTTTGATAAATAGGTTCGTAAGGGCAATGTTTGCATTTTGATCCGCAACAACTTCCTCTTTTTATATGGTATGATTCTGTCATAACAAATCTACCATTATCATCTTTATAAAAGTCAGGTTCAGGAGACTTCTTTTTTGTTATCTCCTGAACATATAACTGTTGTATCCAATCGTTTGATGAATTTACTTTCATTATTAAGCAATTTCACACCCATTAGCCCCACAAGCAATCTCTCCACGCAAATCGGTATTATCTTGAAGTTCTGTTATTTTTGTAAGGTCAACATTTTTTAATGTTTTAACCAATCTTTCAAAATCCTCTTCCGTACAATCCTCAAAAGGTGCTTGAGTATAAGTTCCCCCATTATAAGGTAATACGGACAATCCATTATATGCTTTTCGATTATCCCACATCCATTCACCAACTAAATCCCATTCATCTTCTTTAATTGAAACTGTTGCCGATACATTATGAGTATTTTGTCCCGTTCTATGTCCTGGTCTAACCCATTCTTGAGCTACCTTCTTAACACGTTCTAACATTTGGAATACGGATTCATGTCTTATTATAGCCCCTTTTGGTGCTTTTTGTGGTATACCAATAACGGCAGTATCGTGAGGTCTAAAAAATTCATCTTCAACCAATTCGGGGTGGTTATTTAACAAGTAAGGGTATATAGACTCGTTTTTTCCAACACGGATTCTTCTGATGTAGTAATCATTATGCCAAGCGTGAATACCAGAAGATGTTCCTAACACCAAAGATGAGGTTCCTGATGGTTTAACGGTGGTTGATCTTGCGGATTTATTAATACCAATTAATTCGGCAACTCTCTCGTTTTCTTCGTTCACTACCTTAGCGGCCTCTTTCATATCATACCCTAAAACAACTCCAGACCCAATGCCTGTCATTCCGATACCAATAAGAGCATCTTTCTCGGTTGTTCTTTTCCATACATCTCTTAAGTAATGGAAGTCGGTATATCCCGCTTGTAATGTTCCGATAAATGCCGCCCCCTTAACTCTCTCATTAAGATCTTCTTGTGATTCAATATCTGACGCATTTACTTCACATAAATTACAAAATTGATTTGGTCGTAGCGCAATTTCACAACACGGATTAGTTCCATAATCTTTATCGTTTGATAAATAAATTCCCGGTTCTCCCGCTCCTGACAACTCAATACGTTTCCAAAGACCCATAAAGAATTCTTTAGTTATTTTGTGACGAAGAAGTACTACTGAGTTATTTGCTCTACCTCTTTGTGGATTTTGTTCCCACCAATTTCCTGATTTACAAGAAATCATTTCTTCATCATCTGCACTAAATAAGCTAATGAGTGCCGCTCTACGAATTCCGCCCGCTAATACCGCATCAGCAATATGACATATAATATCGTGAGTTTCTATTGGTGTTAACCTTTCACCATCTTTTTTAGAATCCAAAACTTTTGTAATGTTGTGAATACAATCTTTTAGTGGTTGAGGTCCTGGAGCCTTACCACCAGATGTTACAAGCATCGCACCTTTTTGTCTAATATCTGAAAAGTCAAATATGGGAGTTGATGATTTATATCCCAAATAAGATTCCATTAACACTTTAATTGAGTCTGCCCATCCTTCAATAGAGTCCCCAATTAGGTAACGTCTTGTTCTTGTTGGGTTTGGCCTTTTAATTTCAGGTAGTTTTTCAACGTGATGTTTTTGAACTGAGAATCCAACACCTGTTCCACCTAATAATAGGAACATTGTTTCAGAAAAAGAATCTACGTGGTCAATTGGCGTGTAAGCACAATTATAAATTCTATTTGGTGAAATCTCAATCGACTTACCCCCAAATTGTAAGGATCTCATTGATGGAAGAATTTTCTTATCATACACCATTTTGTATACTTCCTCAATATCGTTTTTAATATGTGGGTATTTCTTAATATGCATATCCTTATTTCGTGTAACTAATTCTTCCCATGTTTCCCGTCTATTAAGTTCGGGAACAAATTTAGCGTATTTCATATACACTGTAATGTCACTCAGTATTCTTTGTGAAACGTCCATTTTTTGTTTAATTTTTAAAATTTAATTATTAGTTGAGGTCTTTTCGGTTTCCCTCTGTCTCCTTTTTTCAAAGACTTCCTTAACTCTCTGTCTTTGTCTTTCTTCCTTTTGTTCTTCAATACCTAAGAACGTCATTGAACTTTCAGTGTCAATATCTATCATTGCGTTATCAAACTTACAATTTTCAAACACAACCCCATCGTCACCGATTCTTGATTTTGTTATAGCTATTGTCGCCAACTTCAGCTCCTTTTGTTGTAGGGTCTTGGCCACTGAAATAATTACGTGTCCAACTTGTGCTTTTTTGATGGATCCCCCCATTTGATCTGTAGTTACGACCTCTGATGAAATAGACGCTCTATTACCTTGAGTTGCTGTCCATCCTACCAAATTAAGTTCGTGACACATCGCCTCAAATCCCCTCATAACCGATCCTTCACTTTTCCATTCGTCACCCAAATTCTTATCCGGAACAACACAATCAATGTAATCCAACACAACCATATCAATCTTAATCCCATCAGCAACCATCTTTCTAATTTGATTTTTTAATTGTAACATCGTTACTGTGTCCGATGGCAATTTTTTCATAATTAGTTTGTTTGGCATACTATCTTCAATCTCTCTAACTTTAGTCATTACCTCTTCTTTTCTCTCTGACAAATCATCAGGGTGGATTTTTGTCCACAAAGTGTAGTGTTTTCTCTGTATTATTTTTGGATTATCCTCAAAAAACACTTGGAGAACGTTATTACCTAAGTTAAATGCGTGGTTGGCAATCTTAGTTAAAATCGTAGACTTACCCACACCTGTTGGTGCTAAAATAACTCCAATTTCACCTCTTGCTAAACCACCTTTCAATAGTCTATCAATACCTGGTATTCCCATTGGAATTGGGTGTCTATAATCATCATCAAGAACTTGTTCAAGATTTGAAAATACATTCATCATTGATGTGTCTTTTGCTCCCACTTGTAATGCCTCTCTAACCAATTCTTCAAGAGTGTCATAATTTTCAAACTCACCTCCGTCAATAATCTTTTGAGCCTTACCCATCACCTTTTGAAGTTCCTGTTGTTTACAAAACTTTAACGCCTTTTCTTGGACAAAACCTACACCATCGATAGGTGCGTCTTTAATCTTCTTAATAGTGTCAAGAACAATTTTTGACGCAATTTCTTGTTGTAGTTCTGATTTTGTAACCTGTTCAAGTGTCTCAAAAGATGGTGTGTGATCAAACTTAACATAATACTCTCTAACCATCTGTATTATTATTTTGAAGTATTTGTTTTCAAAATAGTTGTTCTCTATTACATCGATTATTGAGTGTGAAAAATCCTTATCTAATATAATTTGATTTAGTAGTTGTAACTGAAATGTGTTACCTAAATATTCAAAATTTTTGCCCGTCGCCATGTTTTTTTTCCTTTCGTTTGTAAAGATAAATACTATTAGTTTTTAATAAATTCTGGATATAAAAAATTAAAATCTTTACCTGAAAAAATGTCAGTAAGTGTTGAGAGTATGTTTTTCAACTTGGGTCGTAGGTCAACGGTATATCTCACCTTTGGAGGGTATGCTTTAGCGTTAAACGCTCTATGACAAATTGTCAGGTCTCCCAATTTAATTAGTAAATTAAAAACCTCATCACCATCCGTAATTGACGTGTTTAATACTTCAGGATTTTCCGTAATTTCATATTGATTATCTAACATATAACTAACGGTTCTCATCTTTAGATTATGTTGAAGTTCTGCGCAAAACACCCTTATATAGTCGTAAAACTCCTCAGATTTGTGGGCATTTCGGTTGAAATTCCTAACATTAAAGAATCGTTGGACAACGATATTATCATTACACATTAACAAAAACTCTAATTTTGTTATTTCTTGTTCTTTCATTTTTTTGTTTTACTTTTGTTTTTAAAATTTGTTTTTTCTTTCCTTGTTAATTTTAGAAAAGGTGTCAAAAAACCAACCCATGCGTCATCTCTCTTAGGTAGGTATTTGAAGAGTCCATCTTCCATCATCATTCTAATTAAATTCTTATGTCCTCTTCCGTCGGGATCCATCGACTCGGAATAATAAGATTCAACTAATTCTTTCCCTTCTTCACTTATTAGTGGTTCCGATAAGTCCACAAGTTTTTTATTTATCTCGTAATACTCATCACCAAAAATACCATCTTTTGTTCTACCACTTAATAGGTTTTTTAAAGCGGGATTGTCTTTATCTTCTTTTAAAAGTAGTTCCCCTTTTGTTAAAATATCAGTTATATTTACCTCTTTGTCAAGTAACTCAGGAAATAATTTAACTAATGTTTTTTCTCCCAAATAATAAATCCCATTAATGTTGTCTGACTTATCACCAGATAATATTTTCCAAGTTTTAACGTTATAATGGGGTATCTCAACATCAAACATTTTAATCATATCTCCATTCTTATAATGTTTTTTAGTACTTGGCGAATAGATACTCACATCTTCAGAGATAAGTTGTGTAAGGTCTCTATCACTTGAGAATATAGTTTTGTGTTCGTCTTTAGATATTTTACAATAGTGTGCAATAATGTCGTCGGCCTCACAATCATCAATTTCAATATGTCTTATAAACATCTCTTCAAGATATTGTTTTACTCTTGTCTTTTGATATGAGAATGAATTTACTTGTTCTTCGGTATTTGCTTGTCTTCGGTTAAGTTTATAATTGGGGTAAAATAATCTTCGTTGTGTTGAGTTACTTTCACTATCCCAACAAACCACAACTTTATTGTAATTTACTTCATCCAAAAATCTTCTGGTTGTGTTTAAGAAATGCCAAATTCCACCAACATGTTCTCCGTTATTATAAAAATCTTTGACCCCACAAATTCCAATCTTAAGTAGATTGTTACCATCAATAACAAGAGTTTTAATCATTTGTATTTTTTATATTATTCGTCAATGTCATCATCAGATTCGGCCAAAGAATAATCTGAATACCCTAATTTTGTTTCCCAATAATCTGAATATTCTTTCTTGTAGTTATCCAAAGATTCTTTTGTGTCCGCAATATAACCTTGTGGTACCGCAATGATCTTTCCATCTTTATATCCAAGACCATTAACATGATTCTTTAATATAGAAATCTTTGTTCTAATTGCAAACGACACTTTTCTACCGTTCTTAGTGGCATCAATGTGACTAATACCCGCTTTTTTCTGATTACCAAATAAAAATACTAATGATGATGCTAACCATATTGCTTCACCACCCTTAGCCTTTATTTCTGGTTGTCCAAATGGGTTATCAGGAAGTAATACCCAAGGTTGATTTAAAATTACAAGAGTATTATAATATGGATATTCTTCTTTTTTAGATTTTGAGATCCTTGAATGAATTCCCATCCCTATCTTATCAGCAAGTACCTTAGCATTGTGCATACCACCACCTTTTCCATCAAAAGTCATCTGACAAGGAACACTACCAATACTATCCCATAAAAACAATAAGTTATAAGG